GCTTCAGGCGCAGCCTTAGCCAAGTGCTCGTTGGGGACCAGATGTTGCGATGACCGACCCTGTAGTTTGGGTACAGTCATCTCAAAATCAAGCATACGAGCATACCAAGTGATGTGACCAGTAGTCACACCACCAGGAATCGCAGTCTGCAAAGGCGAAAGGCAAGTTCCATAAATCTTCCACATATTCTGCGGACCAACCGGCAACTCCGCAAAGTCAAACGGCCAGAGGAATGGTAGCTGAAAAGCCACATTCTCACTAGCCGCACAATCTAAGCGCGTATACCGATCAACCTGACAGCAATTTTCAGGAAGCAAATCTGCTCCAATTTCCAACGTCCCCGGATCAGCCGACCCACCATTAGGCAACGCGGCAAAAACATAGGAACCGAAAGCATTTCCCGGTACGGCAATCACTCCAACGACTTCCATCGTTCCACGGATCAAAGAAAAGTTTTTAACCTTATCTTGAACCGGTGATTGTCCGAGCCAAGCTTGCCACGGATCAAACGCCATGAAGTTTAACAACGGCGTATCTGTGTCCTGAATGGTAATATCGAACAACTTAACGTATCGACTCATAAAATCAGCAAGAGGGTTTTCAGGAACCTTCTGGTGAAAAAGAGCCTTAAAGGCGTTAGGCGTGCTCGAAACCAAACCGGAATCGGTAATACCTCCTAGCGGTTGGGCTAGGTGTTCTGCAATAGCTGCAGGAGCATGTGAGTCAGCATCTGGGCTGACATTAACAATATTCGGTGTTGTCATTTGTTGAAAATAACTGTGGCAAACCACGAGGTACCCACGCGCAAAAACTTCCGTCTTTGAGCGCGGCTAACCAATGGTCATAAGGCTTACTGACATAATATGAATTAGTCAGCAGCCCGTGTTTCCCTGCCACAAGGTCACACTTATCACGGAAGTTTTTGTAAAACGGTTCTCCGTGGTAAACCGCTTCGCGCATGACTTCACTCATGGCGACAGACGCATGGTCAGGCGAAGAGAGTACAGACTCCTTCTTCCATGCCAACGTACGCGCCATCGACTTCTTCGACAGCGGCGTAACGTATGCTTTAACATCTTCTGAGTAAACAAAGCTTCTTTTCAGAAACTCTACCTCAGCAAGAGTTTTGTGGCGCATACGACCACTTTTACTCGCATCAGTCATAATTAGACCAATCTCATCCGCCCACAATTCTTCATAATTGTCCGGAATACTACGCATAGCTTTGAGATTGTCATCACCGTAAGTGACGAGAGCAACATCATTTCGAAAAGTCAATTTCTCTTTGAAAGGAATCACAATAGGATTCTCCATAAAAGTACGAGACCACGATAAAACTTCCTCCTCAGTCGGGAGAAGATTCTTCGGGCGTGCCCTGTAGTAAGCATAACGCTCACCCAGGGACATAACTGTACCATTCAACCCAACTGTCCAGTCCCAACCGGACGGGTTGAAGAAAATAGAGAACAAATCATTCTTTACAGAATAACGTGTGTGTTTCACAGAGCAAAGTAAGTGATGAATTTTCTTCGCTGGTAAACCCAGCGCAAATCCAACCGCATAAATGAATAAGGTAGCAAAATCGAGAAGAAACCCGCTAAGGGCTTTATCCATCAATTTAGCATCTCCATCCACTAGCAA